AATAATGGAGTCGGCAGTTGTCCGATCCGCTCGGGAAGCGAGCCTTCCAGCCACAGACGAAGCGGGGATTCGCCTCGCAAGGACATACGCACAAGCTATCGACGGCCTGGACCCAATCGACGAGGGCTACCACAAAGCGCTGACTGATCTCGGTGGCAAGCTGAAGGACATCATCACTGCACTCGGTCTGAATGCGGCCGGTCGCGGTGTGGTCAAGGGAATGACGAAGACCGGGGAGGTGAAGGAAGATGCAAAGTCTAGCGGAACAGTCCTCGAACTTCTTCAGTCTCAGCACGGACCAAGTGCTCGGGCGAACCGAACCCCGGGTGTTCACCCCTCCGCTTCGTGAGCTGACTCCCGAGACCTCATATGGCTTCGCTGTCATCCAGTTCGCTCGTGATGTGCTGGGCACTCCGCTCGATGCCTGGCAGGAATTCGCTGTGATCCACGGTGGCGAGCTGTTGCGGAGCGGTAAGCCTCGGTTTCGTAAGCTTCTCATCATTGTCGGCAGGCAGAATGGCAAGACGTTCTTGTTGGATGTCCTCACCAAGTTCTGGCTGTTCGTCGAGGCGTGGCCGAGCATTCTGACCGTCAGCAACAGCCGAGGTAATGCCAAGAAAGCCTGGATTAAGGTCATTCGCGGCACCAAGGCGAATGAATACCTCCGCCCGTTCTACGCGTACCACAAGGTAGCCGCCGGCGAAGAAGTGTTCGAGACCACCCTGGGGTCGGAGTATTACTTCGCTGCACCTACCGCGAACGCTGCCGGGCGAGGCGGTAGCAACGACCGGATCATCCTGGATGAGCTGCGCCAGATCTATGACGAGGGTGTCTGGACCGCCGCGTATGGCACGATGCTCGCTAAGCCTCTCGGCCAGATCATCTGCATCACCAACCAGGGCGACGACAAGGCGACGATTCTTGATCGCCTCCGTACCGATGCCCTGGGGTACATGAAGACCGGCAAGGGTGACCCCCAGATCGGCATCCTGGAGTGGTCCGCTCCGGACAGGTCTGACCCCCTGGACCCCCACGCCCTGGCGTACGCCAATCCCAACCTTGGCAGGCGTAACGACATCAACGACCTATTGGGTGAGGCTGAGGGTGCGGTCAAGGCCGGTGGCGAGGCGTTGGACCTGTTCAAGACCGAGTACATGTGCATCCGCATCCGGGCCTTTGATGGAGCGATCAACCCGGAGAGGTGGGCCGCCGGTTATGTTGCCGGTGACCTGCGGACGCTGAAGAGTCGCCTGGCGTTGTTCACCGACGCAACGCCGGGGCCGTCCGGGGACATCGGGTTGGTGGGTGCGGCGTATTTAGAAGACGGCAGAATCCGCGTAGAGACGCTGCGAACGTGGCCCGGTCCGGATGCGTCCACGGCCATCCGCCAATCCCTCCCAAGCGTTCTGAAGCGGTCCGGTGCCCGAAAGCTCGGCTTCATGCCGAACAGCGAGACGGCCAAGTTGGCCATCGACCTGCGGCGCATCGCGCGCAGCGCGGGTGTGGTCATCGAGGAGATCACAGCGGAGGTAGCTGAGGTCTGCATGAGCTTTGCTGAACAGGTTGAGGCTGGCCAAATCGTGTACGGCGACGACGAAGACATGCTCACGGATCACGTGACCGGAGCTTTCAAAAAATATTCCGGGGAAAAATGGCGTTTCTCCCGTCAGGGTAAGGGCGACTGTCATTTGGCTTATGGTGCGGCTGGCGCAGTCTATTTGGCCCGCACAATGCCGATTACGGCTGGCCCTAAGCGCGGTTTTGTAGTTGTCAACCAGAATTGACATGCCGTACCATTCCGGGTTATGGGTCTCGGGCGATGGTTGAAAGCAACATTCGGCCAGTCAGAGACAGTCAAGTTCGCCGCTGATCCCCTGCCGGGTGATCGGCTATTCATGCGTTTGATGGACGGCGCCGGGACCTTGACGACCGTTTCCCGTGACGAAGCTCTTTCCATTCCTGCGGTTCTGCGCGGTAGGAACATGCTGTGTTCAATCGCCACACTTCCGCTGGTGCAGTACGACGCTCAGATGCGTACGGTGCCTTCGCCGTTCCTCCGTCAGCTTGAAAAGGCCCGGACGAACGGCGTTGTGCTAGCCGAGACCGTAGAGGATTTGCTCTTCACGAAGGTCGCATACTGGCGGATCGTTGAGTCGTACGCCGACGGCTACCCCGCATTCATCGTTCGTGTGGACCCCGGACGGGTCGAGGAGGTCGAAGAAAAAGGAACGGTCGTCCTTCGGATCGACGGCAAGGTGGTGGACTGGCAGTTCATCATCAAGTTCGAGTCGCCGAATCCGGGCATCCTCACGGGTGCTGGGGGTAGGACTATTCGACGTGCGCTATTGCTCGAAAAGATGGCGTCGATGTACGCCGACAATCCTCGGCCACTGGACATCATCACGCCGAAGGCTGAGTGGATCGGTGACCCGGGCACCACCGAGGATGCCGAAGAGACCGTGGAGGCTTGGCGGGAAGCTCGGCGCCAGCGCGGTACGGCGTACCTGCCTGGATGGCTTGACTACAAGGTGGTGCCCACACCCACCCCGGTTGAGCTCCAGCTCATCGAGCAACAGAAACAGGCGTCGCTGGACATCTCCAACCTGGTAGGCATTGATCCGGAAGACCTCGGCATCAGCACCACCAGCCGGACGTACCAGAACGGCGTGGACCGTCGCCAGGATCGGGTTAACGATGTCCTCTCGGCGCTGATGAAGGCCATCACCGAACGTCTGTCCTTTGAAGACGTGACGAAGCATGGCTACACCGTTGAGTTCGACCTGAACGGTTACCTCCGAGCCGACCCGAAGACCCGCGCCGAGGTTCAGCTCATGTACCTGGCGCAGAACGTCATCACGCGGGAAGAGATCCGTATGGAAGAGAAGCGCGGACCTCTCCCCGCAGAGCTTGTGGACCTGCCGACCACACGCCCAGTCATTCAGGCGACTGTGGGTCGACCTGCCCCTGAGATTGAGGCGGCCTGATGGAAATCATGGAGTTCGACGGCCTCACCGCGGCCACGTTCTCAGTCGACCAGGAACGGCGCACCATGCGCGGTGTGGTCGTCCCGTGGAACAAGGTGGGTAGGCACAGCAATGGCCGTAAGTGGCGGTTCGAGCGCGGTTCACTGAAATACGCCGACACCAAGTACGTGCGCTTCAACGACGACCACAACCAGACTCAATGGCTTGGCCGTGCGATGACCGCTGAGAATACCGACGAAGGTCTCGTCATGACCTTCAAGGTCAAGGACGGCCCCGAGGGTGACCGGGCGCTTTCCATGGCGAAGGAACGTCGCAAGACCGGCCTTTCCGTGGAGGTCGAGATCGACACAATCGACACCACAGCGGACCCAGACAACGCCGGGACTCTTCTCGTCAAGATGGCGCACCTTACCGGCGTCGGCTTCGTGAAGGATCCCGCATTCGATGACTCTCGCCTCATCTCCGTGATGGCGAGTCGAGATGGAGGAACCATGCCTTGCGCCTCGTGCGGACAGGTCCACGCCGACGGCGTGAGTGCCTGTACGCCTACCACTCCCCCGGTGCAGACTCCCGCACCTCTCACGTTCTCGGCCGATCAGCTCGCCTGGATGCAGACGAACGGGCTGGGCATCACGCCTACGCCGGCGGCTACCGTCACCCCCGAGCCCCGACCGACTATCGCTCCCACGACTGTCACCACCCAGGTGACCGAGCCGCAGCCCTACCGGTTCGATCGCGAGGGGGATCTTCAGCCCGCCAAGCACGACTTCGGCGTGGACGTGGTTCAGGGGTGGAATCCGGCGTTCAACGACCTGGCCGCCCGGCAGCGTGTCAACGACTTCATCGTTGCGCAGTTCGATGTCGTGGCGTCTGACGTGAACGAGCTGTTCCCGGGCCAGCACCAGGACAAGTACATCGACCAGCGGGACTTCCTTTACCCGGTGTGGTCGGCGGTCAACCGGGGTGCTCCGCCGAACGGGGTCGAGCCCTTTACCTGGGACAAGTACAACTCGTCTTCCGGCCTGGTCGGCGCGCACACCGAAGGCACGGAGCCTTCCTCTGGCGCGTACACCACTGCCAGTCAGACCGTCACCCCCACCGCGATCAGCGGCAAGGCCAAGATCTCGCGCGAGGCGTGGGACGCCGGTGGCCGTCGGGGTCTCAGCCCGAAAATCTGGCGGCAGATGGTCAAGGGCTACTTCGAGGGCGCCGAGGCCAAGGTGGTCGCGGCTCTGGACGCGGTGACTCCGACCGGAATCACGTTCACCACGGGTGGCGGTACCACGGGTCAGACGTTGGCCTCGGAGATGCGCCGGGAACTCGCCAAGCTGCACTTCGTTCGGGGCGGCTTCCGGTTCGACACTGCGTTCTCGCAGATCGATCTGTACCTGGCACTGTCGGGTGCACTCGACTCCAGCGGACGGCCGCTGTATCCGGCGATCGGCCCGACCAACGCTGACGGCACGGTCGCGAACCGCTACCAGTCCATCCACGTCAACGGCGTTCCCTTCATCCCGGCCTGGGCGCTCGCGGCCACCGGTTCTGTCGCGGCGTCCTCGTACCTCATCGACAGCGATGCGGTGGATGGGTGGATCACTCCTCCGCGGCAGCTCAACATGCCGGAGATCGAGGTCGCCAACGTGTACATCGGCATCTGGGGCTACTCGGCTGCGGCGGTCAACGACCTGGCCGGTGTCCGCGAACTGATCTACGACCCGGCCTAATCCGGCCCTTCCCTCGACAACAACTGACCACACACCCGAGAAGGGGACGGAACCATGGCAAGCAACGCGGAACTTCAGGCGGAAGTCGATCGCCTGAACGCCGAGGCCGACGAACTAGCTGCGGAGAACGAGCGACTTACGGCCGAGCTGGAGGAGGTCCGGTCCAACCAGGTCGTTCTGCCGAACACCAACCCGCAGCCAACCGAGCCGAGTTTCAAGCTCACCGAAGGCAACCGGGCCGAGCTCGAGGCCCGGGGGCACACCATCAGCCCGTTCACGGGGGCACGGCTGGTGGGCACTGGCGTGGAGGACGTTCGCGAGGTGGACCAGGAAACCTACGACAAGGTCGCTCGGGAGGCTGCGAAGGCCGAGACCGAGACCCCCAACAAGGGCACTTCGTTCCCGAAGGTCTAACCACCAAATCCTGAAAGGGGGTGATCGTGATGACTGTCAAGCCAATCACCAACGCGTCAGTTCAACTGGTGCTCGGTACCCGATGGGTCATGGACGTGAAGGTCGCTGACGACGACGGATGCGCGGGGGACGTGGCCCCGGTCATCACGGTCACCCTTCCAGACGCCTCCACGACCACACCGACGGTCGAGCGGGTGCGGTACGGGGTATATCGGGGGGTGTACGTCCCCGCGGTCTCTGTGGGCCGATACACGGCGCGTGCGGTGGCCGACGGGTACGGGGTCGCTGACTTCGTGGCCCTGGTGTCCGGGACGACAGCCAATGCGGGAATGCCGACCGTTGACGACGTACGGGATTACGATACAGCGGAATCCCTTAGCTCTTGGACTGATGAACAAATCCAAGGTGCTCTGGACGCTGAGACAATGGACCAGTTCTTGCGGTGCAGGATCCCCGCCGCGTACGGAGCCAATCTCGCCGAAGCGTTGAAACGGCGTGTGGTCGTCAACCTCCAGAAGCGGGGCCATCCCCTCGGCATGGTTCAGGCGCAGGAAGGCTCGTCCAATACGGCTTACCTGGCGACCAGTGACCCGGAGGTTCGCCGCCTGGAGGGCCCGTATCGGAAGGCGGTTTTCGCATGAACTGGCAGGCCAAGCGTGCGGAGATTGCTTCCGTCCTCGACGGCGTGGCGGATATCCAGGGCAAAATTCACCGGCCTAACACTCCGAAGGTTGGCGATGCTTGGCCGCATCTCGGTGGGCTTACTCGCGATGACAACTCACCCGCATTCTTCGTGCAGTGGAATGTTCTTGTGTACGTCCCGCAGAACGAAGCGGCTGCGGGTGAATGGATTGACAACCACCTCGAAGCGCTGATTGACGCGCTGCAACAGGGGCAGGTGGGATATGTCGATTCGGCTGCCCCGGCCAACATCGGAGTCACCGCCCATCAGTACGGGCTTTTAATCACAATGAGAGGTGAGTGATGGTCGCTTTCGCGCGGGCACACGTGATCAAGTACGCCGTCTTCGAGGTGGATGAAGTCGAGTACAACAACCAGGTCACCAAGGTTCGCCTGGTGCCGGACACCCCGATCCAGACCCTCCGCACCATGGACCCGGCTGGAACCGTCACTGACGCCGATTCGGCGGTGTGGACCCTTGAACTGGCTGGCATTCAGGACTTCGGCACTGGGTCGCTGGGCCTTGCACTTCGGACGGCTGCCAATGCGGGCACCGATCTGGATGTGGTTTTCCAGCCTAAGACCGGTACCGGGCAGGACTCGGCGGCCTTCACCATCCGGCCGGTCAACATCCCCTTCGGTGGCGACACCGGCTCATTCCGCACCTTCGACGTGACTGTGCCGGTCATCGGTTCGCCCGTCATCACCCAGTCGTCGTAACCCGGAAGGCACCGCCGTGGCTGCAATCAAGTTCGACTTCAAGGTGGAGATGGACGGGGGTGAAACCTACGTCGTCACTGCCGATCAGCGGGACGTGTCCAAGTTCGAGATGACGGATTTCTTCACGACCCGGAAGCACACGATGTTCCGCTACCTCGCCTGGGCAGCTTCATTCCGTCAGGGCAAGACCAAGCTGTCGTGGGAGAAGTTCAGCACTGAATGCGTTGAGGTCAACGACTCCAAGCCGGAGGGCGAAGCCCTGGACCCTGGCCAGCCGGATCACAGAACCGTGAATTCATTGAAATCATCTGGCGATCCGGCGGCCGGGTAACACTACGCGAACTGCGAGAAGACTACGGGCCGCGTGACCTGTTGACTCTTCTGAACATCATTCACAAAGAGAATGGCAACGATCCCGACGAAGCGGCGGATGGAGGCTCGGAGACATGGCGGTCAGCATTGACCAATTCGCCCGGGAGATAAAAACCTTCCGCGATCGTAAGGTCGTGCTGAAGGCCATGCGGGTAGCCATTCGTAAGCCGTTCCCTTCGGTCCGCGCTGCCATCAAAGCAAACGCCCTGACCACACTGCCAAAGCGGGGCGGGCTTAACGCTTGGGTTGCGGCTATCAAGGTAACCCTGTCCATTAAGTCCTCGTCTCCGCGATCAGCGGGGGTAGTCGTCAAGGGGGGCCGGAACTCCACAGGTGCCCGCTCAGACATCAGGGCAATCGACAGCGGACGCGTACGGGCTCCG